CGCAGTACTACAAATTGGCAGCTCCACTACTGTCAAAAACAGAAGTCTGTGTGCCCTGTAAAAGGACAACAGGAGGAGGACCAATGTAACCCACACAACGGGCATCTTCACCGGCGGATCTACCGAACGCTATGCGAACGTTACCACCGGTTTGATTATTGACTGTATGCTGAACACTATTTGTCAGCGTAACAGCGCCCAAAGGCAAGCTACTGCCAACAGTAAAATTATTAAAAGTATTACCATCATATATAGGCACTCGTGCAGTACGCTGATAAGATGGGACCCTTACGTGAAGAGCCTCTTGTGAGGTGATAACGCGCTGGGCACCCGTGGAGCCACGAACCCGAGGATCCCCCTGTGAAGAGGGAAAAACCCCGCAATCTGACCCAACCTGTGCTATGTTCTGTGAAAATCCAGATATAGGAGGTCCATAGAGCACCGCATGGTGTTCAGTGCTACCAGTCGCATATGCGTACATGGCGGCAATACAACCACTGCGAGTCATGCCAAAGCGTGCTGAAGTGGTGGCTGGGTATGGAATGGCGGGAGTGGGCCTACCAAACAACCAAAACGGCCACAATGTTGTGTTGGTAATAGTCAAGTTAGCAAAGTCCGCCAGAATCCATGAGGGTATCATCATCAGCTGTTTTAAACTGCGAATGTTTTCCCCCACGGTATACTGGTTCGCCTCGCCAATATCGGAAACACCACCTAGGCCCGACTGCAAAAATGCTATATTAGTGCTGTTAGACCCAGGTACGGCAACTCCAAACATAGGAGGGGCTGGACATGCAAACTCAAAATCATCACCTGCCTTAACCTCCACCATAAAGTCGATGGTCGAGGCAACTTCGCCAGACACAACCAAAGGATCCATAATGATCATGGAGACACCGCCCGTTGCGGACTGTACTCCTGTGAATGGCGTGTGAGACACATATGGCACCTCGAACTCTACAACCGAACCGTCTCTCAGATCGAAGATCTTGGAGTAACTGAAAGGCTGAGGAGATCCAGACGCCACTTCCGGTATGGGCACAACCAGACTCGGAACAGTGTTGGTGATGTTATCATCCAGCTCGGGCACATACCCTATCATAACGCGACCTCCATGAAACTTTGTTTTACTGAAGGTAATGCGAAAATGTAGGGTTCCGCGCCACAAGCGGAAAAATTGTGCAACGTAAGCTAATGGACTCAGTGCAATGGAATTAGTGGCGGCAGTAGATCCAGCAGGCAGTGGTATATTACCTCCTG